TGGTTTGCTGACCCCAAGAGTCTATCGACAGAACAGCGAAAGTCAATTGAAGAAACGATTTTCCAATACATTAAATCATTGGGCTGGCGTGACTTCAACGAGTATTACACCCGACAAGGTATTAGGACTAATCTAAACTACGCCAACGCCCCATCGTGCAATTGGTACAACCTGCGAGGTATGTGTGCTGGCAAGTGTTGGAAATACGACGGAACAATAGGTTCATAGACCATTGGTTGAGTGGCGTTGCTAATGCTCCTTGTTGACCATCGAGAAAACCCCAAGTTAATCCACAAATTACTTGTCAAGATGGGTGACGCAGATAACAACCCGAAGGGACAGGCACGAGTTCTCTCGATGAAGTCCGGTGATTATGTCATTGGTGGTTGGGGTATTGAGGCAAAAGAAATCAATGACCTTTACCGTAGCATCCTCGGTATTGGCCGCTCCCGAACCATCGTCGGCCAATTGAAGGACTTATGCGAAACCTATGAACGACCATTCCTCGTCGTGTACAATACCGAACTTAAGCCGTGGTTCCACGGTCGCAGACCTTCTGCTAAGGAATTGTCCGAAGAGCGCAAGAAGATGGCGGCTGTCATTAACTCGTTCAAAATGACCATGCACCAACGGTTTCCTAATCTCCACTTTTTGCAATTGACCACGATGGATGATTTTGTCGAATGGTTGTACACCAATCACAGGCAAAATGTTATCGCAAAAATAAAACCACCAAAGAGCCACTTGCCGAAACAGGTTGTCAATATCAACGACGACGACCGAATCAAGTGTCTAATGACTTGCGGAATCAATCGAGAACAGGCCACTGCTCTCCTGTTGGAGTATGGTAGTATTCCCGCAATTCTAAGAAAGAAGACTCGGCAGAAGGACATGGTTGCCTGTGCTAACATCACGAGCAAGCAGGCCAAGAAAGTCTTGGCGTTGAGAAAGGACTACACCCATCAGTAGGGGTTCAGTCCATTCCCGACAATGCCCTTCATGCTGTATCGTTGGAAGTTCACCTTGATTGAGTGGATTACCAGTGAGGCGTAGAGAGCATCATCTTCGCCAGTACCCGGAGTACGCTTCAATTCGATGTTGATGGTATTACCTTCGGTGTTCGCTCCTGTCAGCGGTGTCCCTCCCAAGATTGCCGTTGTTCGTCGGGTAGCCCCTCCGCTTAAAGCAAATGTTCTCGAAACAGAATTACCGTACAATTCTTCTGTGACTGTCGCTGTCAAGACTGCCGTCAGTTCCGGTCTTGTATTAGCGAGGGAATAGACAGCCGTGACGCTGATGATTTCGTCGGCAACATCGTCGGGTACCTTTACGCTTATGTTGTGGGTCTGCGTCAGTCGGGTCGATGAGTCGGGGTCAACAATTCCTGTGAAGACCATTCCTTCCCCCGATACGACAGCAGTTCCGGAAGTGGCCTGTATGTTATCTCCCAGCCCATCTACGGCCCTTTGTGCGTTGAGAGGGGGTGCAACCCTTGTTTGTCCAAGAATGCCGTAGGAAGAGTCGCTAACGCCATTATTGAGCAAGTCCATTCTGCCGGTCATTCTTCCGTGAACTCCGGATGCCAATTGGTTGCTTCCCACGCTGTTAGTGAAGGTGCCATTACCTTCAAATGGATTTCTCCCACCTTCTTGTTGTCCGGGTGCGACGGGGTTGGTACCCACAGGTCCGCCCGATGGTGGGACCATTGGTGGTGGTAATTGTGGTCGGTTGCTTGAGCCACCGTTGGACCCCCCGACGGTACCACTGCCGCTACCTTGTCCACGACCACGAGCAACACTGGGGTAAAGATAAGCACCGAGTCCGCCAAGACTCTTTGTTTGGTCCCTTTCCATACTCAAGGCCACATCTTCAATATCTCGACCCGAAACACTCCACTGGATATTTTGGATGGTTAGGGTTTCGTTAGACAAACCGAGTCCGGAGTCTGTGAACTCGACAGTCGTTGCGGGTCGCCATCGAACATCGTTGGTGATGTGGATGCGTGGACAGTAGTACACATTTCTCACACCCCACAGTCCGGACATGTTTTCGTACTTGCGAAGCCCCAGCGGGAAGATTGAGTCGGTGTTAGTGGCTGTCCATGTCGGCACACCTGCTTCCGTTATATCGTGAGCGTTGTGCAAAATTCCCGATGCTGATGGGTCGCCACAACGGTGTCGTAGCAATTCCTTGAGATAGTCAACATTTACCGAAATAGTAATCCTTGCTCCGGATGGCAAAGAAGACCAATAGTTCGGTGGGATTTCGATTTGGTAAAATCCGTTACGCTTGACATTGACAGTGGTGACAAAGGCACCTCCGGAAGTATTAGCGTATGTTGGGGCGTAACGCACCGACGCTCCACCATGCGAATTAAATTTGGCTGACTCGGTTGTGTCGAATGAAGGGTCAGTGAGTCCAATCGTGAACTCGGCGTTATCAATGTCGGTTCCGGTTTGCCCGTCTTTTAGGGCGACCCAAATTCGCAAGTCCTCGTTGCTACCGTCGCTCACCAAAGGCATATCTGTTGGTATGTGAACGATACCGACAGCGTGACTAAGACTGTGCGCTCCCCACCACCAATACGATTTGTCGTAGGTGTGGTTGGTACCGGCACTGCTACCTGCTGGGGGGACATGTCCTTTACCGTAGCGGTCACGATTCAAGGTGTCTGCGCCGTTGATACTCATGTGTCCATCTAAGGCGTTGCACTGTCCGTTCGCAAGACTTCCGTTGAGAGAAGACCATTGGAAGTTAAGTGAGTTCGATACAGCAGGGTAAGCAGGTCCGAATGCGTATTGTTGAGTAACGCTTCTTTCTGCGAAACGGGTTGGGTCAGCGATATATCCATAGCGACCACCGGCAAGCATTTTGTCGTCGTGAGTCAAATCTCTCATCACATTTCCAGTGATGCGGATAGACTTTGTTTTGGCTTTATAGTATTCTTCTTGGGCCACCAAATTCGCTTCTTCTTCCACTCCGATTTCCGGAACTTCGATAATCTTCCATCGGTAGGTTTGGTTGAGGGATGGTGCTGGGTAGTCCGAAAAAGAGCCACCGTTATTGTAATAGACTCGAACATTTGTAATTTGTTGTGCCATCGAAGCGTCAAGACTGTTGACATTCATACTATCTCGTGTCAATGCTTCCCCAAGACTGTATGACGGGCGGAGTTCCAATTTGTTATCTCTTCCCATTTGGTATGTGAGTCCGAGCCTCTTGCCGTTCTCTCGACCTACGCCACTTGCTTCTGTCGATTCACGGACCAAAGACAATAGGGACTTGCCACCCCGACCGTCGTATATGCCACCGAAAGAATCCCAATCGGCGTCAGTGCCATCAAGCGTCATGTTGTTCGTCTGCGGTACCGATGATAGGTCAAACCAGCAAGGACTTGCTGATTGGGTCAGCCATGTATCGGACAGCGTGAAAGACCACAGGAAGCGTAATTTGTCGTGTACCATGAAGGTTCCGAGGTTCGGGCTTGACACATACCCTTCTGTTCTCATCAAGAAGCGAAGAGCATATCGTGGTGCCGCACTACCGCTGATTACCACTTCGTCATATGCTCCGCTCACTTGGCTTTGGTTAGGCAGATTGACTGCTATTTCGGCAGTGCTTCCGTTGGCTTTGATAACATCATCCATTTGAATCCCTTCAAGCAAGGCTTCCGCCGTTTCACCTGTGTAGTTCGTTGCCGCATCGGACTGCGTGTAAATTCCGTACAATTGTTGTGGAATGCTAATGCTATCTCCGATGTTGACATTCTGCCGTGTACTGCCGGTTTCTGCACCAGCAATACTGTCGTCAACGACTATTGTTGTTGCCGTTAAAGAAGTAATTTGGGCAACCCACTTAGCGGTCACATTTCTAACTCGCATACCTACCTTGATGCCGTCATTTACGAAGTCGGCACCACTGCAAAAGATGGTTAGTGCGCCAGCGACCGCCGAATTTGATGTGGCTGTTTCGACAACCGCATCATCTAACTTGCCGTCGTAGGTGTACCAAAAGATTTCAGTGGATGGGTTCTGTCCGCTCGCATCTCTCGTACATTTAATTTTACCATAACCAAATTCGGGGAAGTCGGCGACCAGCGAGGTCGAGGGTTTGGTTTCGATTACCTTGTCACCTACCTCGATTGTTCGATTGAGTTCTGCGCTTGCGTTGACCCATCTTCGGAAGTTAGGGTTGAATGCGAATGGTTCGGCGTTGTTGTTATTGGTACTCGTGGCTTGGACCCAATAGTTATCCATCAATACGGGGAAGCCATGATACTCGGTTTCGTATTCGCCCACGCTAACTGTGCCACCACTACGCTGATTGATAGTACCCTTGTTGATAAAAGTATTGAGGTTAAAGAACTTTGAACAGTCGTACACCAACAAGGCTCCGGCCTGTTGCTCCCAGCCTTGAAGTTCGGAAACACGATGCTCCTGTTCCGCTTTCCGTACAAATGGACCGGTCGCAGTGTATGTTTCCGTCGTAGTGTATGTACTTGTGGCACATGTGATTTCTTTGGTGGTAGTGCCTGTGATTCCGGAGATAGTATGGATTCCGTCGTAGTTATCGCTGTTGAAGATAATCACTTTGTCGCCAGTCGCTAAATCCGATACGCCGGAGTCAGCGTTGAGAACCTTGAACTTAATACCTGTTGAGCCGTCACTAATAATAGAATCACCGGAATACCCATTAGTCAATTGGATTGTTGCGCCACCACCTAACGGGGTTGACCACGGAGCGTTTGTTGTTGGGTCTGTGGTTGCGTCGAGTTCCCAAATGTCCAAGTCCTGTCCGATGTTCATGGAGATAAATGAATCGTACTCTCCGTTGTTGTTTGTTTGGTCTGTGAATGAAATTGACACATCGTAATTGTCCTTGACGGGCTTGAGCAGTCCGAAGGCCTTGTTTCTCCACCCACCGTCTGCGTTAGCGTCACCGTTGTTTCGCATGTCGGCCCACTGCAACCAAAGGTGCTTGTAGTCCGTACCGGCAGAAAGAGTGTACACCGTTTCCCCGCTATCGTGGTCAATGGATAGTCCCTTGACTCCGACAAGATAATGGTTGCCGTCGTCTGCTGGGCTGATGTAGCCGTTGTAAGTGAAGGTGTCAACGAACCCTGCGCTATTGACGACTTGGCCTACGCCGTGACTCTCCGAAGAATCAATGAACGAAGACCCTACTTGGATAACATTGGAGTCTGCCGTGAAGGATGCTGATGCTGTTCCAGCATCGACAAACGAGAATCCATAAACAGAAAAATGCTTTTTGAACCATGCTGATTTTGGAAGGTCACGCATCCAAATAGCGTGAGCGTCACGATGTGTTAAGTCCTGTGCTGTTCCGGAAATTTTACCTTGTTCGATGGTGTACTTACCTGTCGAAAAAGTGACTGGTGTCAATGCTCCGGTTGTCGTTTGCGTTTTAGCATAAAACACCCCACCTATGGTTTGGGTGGCAATAACCGTATGTACCTTGTTGCGAAACGATGTTCCGACTTGGGTTTCGCTTGCTGGGATTGTGACCAAATCCCCTGTCGAAAGGAAAGTGTTGTCGTTGCGACTTGGTGCCGAAGAAAAGCGAAGTATGAGGTAGCCGGATTCGGCGGCTGTTCTTGGGGATGTTGATTGGTAGCCCGTGAAGTTCGCTGATGTTTCACCCGTGTATGTCATTCCCGAAATAGTAAGTAATTGACCAAAGCCTGTGGGTCCGGAACCCACCGCACTGATTGTCACGCCGTTTTCATTGTGGTCGTCAAACGAAAACAAATCCGGAGTGTCGCTTGTGGTGTATGAGGTTCCAGTATGTCGCAAGATAACCTGTGCATCACCACTGGCCGTCGCTTGGGTAATACCGGCCACTTCGTAGCCTAACCAACCGTCTTCAACATTGTTGGGTCCGGCCACATCTTCGTTGTTGTACATTTGGATTGGGTGAGCCGAAAACAAAGTCGCTCGCTGTCCTTCCAGTTGTTTGTACCCTGTTCCCGATTCAAACCCAAGTGTCGGTTGTCTGTCTTCAAGACGAGCGGCACCGAAGAACATTGTGTCGGACAATAGTGCTATTTCTTCCTTTCGTGCAAGAACTTGGTCTTGGTTACCAAGACCTACTTGACCTACTTCCCAAGATGAAATTTGTCTATCGAGAACAGAAAGTGAGTCACGCGCGGTAACTGTTATTTCCCTTGTTCTATCCGAGGCCACTTGAGCAACCTTTACTCCTTCGATAATACCATTCCAAAGAGGTCTGTGGATATTGTCGCTAAACATGAGCAATCTCCAATCTGTGATTTCGTCGCTAAGAAACCACGGGGTTAGATTTTGTTCACTGTCGTCGTCAAGAATCTTAATCGTTCCGTCGCTAATCCCGTTGACGGGCGTGTTGCACTGCCACTCCGCTACGGGAGAGCGGTCACCGCGATTGTCGGGAGTATCAGTGAGTGGTCGATAAACCGCAAAGCGGTCAATCATTGTCGCAACAATACACTTGTTTGACGCCGTTCCGAGGGGGGCTACGAAAAGTTCCCATCCTGTCATTTCTGTTGCTTTGAATGCGGCGGAGGTATCACTGTTGTTCGCCATATCGTACCCTCCGTTGGCACCGGCAGTGTATGCGCCTGCTGTTAGGTTAGTGGCTGTGACTTCGGTTCCTTCGTGGTACACCTTGAACTTATTGTTGGTGTAATCTATTTTGAAATCCAAGTCGTACCACGGGTCACGGTTTGGGTCGCGCAGGTCTTGGCTTGCCAACCAATCGACATGATACAGGTTTTCATTTTCGCTTAAACCCTCTCCACTTTGGGGTCTAAAAGTCCAATTGATTGCTGGTGTCGCTCCACCGGAACCTGCTGTACCAAAGGTCGTTGATGTTGGGAAGCCTATTTTCAAAGTGTAACTAACGGGTGCGCCGGACTCCACACTTTCATCGGGTACTATTGAGGCAAAACCAAGCATGGCTTGAGTACACATTCGGATTGTGAAAAAGTCGCCATCGGACTTGGTGTTGAGGTTAGCGGAAGATGCAATCACTGGTCGGTATGCTCCGCTTGGTGCTACATTGTTGATTTGGTTGGCCGTAGCGTCAGCAAGATAGGTTGTGACGCACAGGAATGGTTTTCCGGAATTACTTTTTATCGGGGAAAAAATAACTTCGGGTGTGTCTTCGTGAGTCGTTGCCGCCCCTGTCGTTAGACTGTATGCGTTGCATTGTATTCTTTCTCCCATCCATACTCCGGTTAGGCTTGCGTGTTGCATAAATTCGGGAGCGGTACCACCGGTAATTTGCCCAGCGATTAACGCAGTCCAATTCCTACCATTCCAATCGTATAGTGACTCACGACCAAAAGAGGAATCAGTATCTCCGGTGGGGATGTAGTAACGGTTTGAGGAATTGTATGAAGACGACATAAGCATGTACGCATCGTCGGCGTTATTGTTGCCTGCCTTGTCGTATCGGAATCTGTTGGCGTTGGTCAATGAGTTAGGGTACTGTAATTGCGCTCTCCCACCCCAATTCTCGCCCTTTCCGAGCCGAATAGGGTCAAGGGTAGCCCAGCGAGAAATGCCGTCGTTAGAGGCTAAGTAATTGGTCGCTGTTGAGAACTCGTTATTGTTGGCTCGGTCCCGAATACTCCATCGGTATCGGGGACTTAGGGTCGCTTCGCCGTTTAGGATGTTGCCGTAGTGTGTTTTGTCAGCGTCGTATGTGCCTGCGCTCGATGGTTGGTTTGCATCGTCTGCGATTACTTTTGACCCAACCCAATCTTCGTATGAGCCTGCGAGCCAAAACCCGTACTTGCTTGTTGCTGTTCTTGACATGTTCTTCACTTCTCTACTACACTGTAATGTTTAGACCACGGGCGTTTAGTTCTCTAACCACTTGCTTAGTGATTTCGTTTGCCGCTTGTCCTGTGGTCATGCCGTTGAAATTGTTTGTCATAATCACTTCCGTAGTGTTTATGAGCGTTTCAACGCCCTTGTTGACGACTTGCTTTACCATGTCGCCTGTAATGTTTCCTTTTGCCATACCGAAGAACATTTCTTCTCTTGAGTTAGCGAACTCAAATGCCGCCTCCTTTGCCGCTTCGATTGGTCCGATAATGTCTTCTTGAACTGTCGCTCCGAATTGGTCTAACTGAATACCGTTAATGTCCGAGGCAATAAAGTCTGCCAAGTCAGCGATAAAATCTTCTGCCGTATCAGCATTTTCTGCTAACTCCATGATAGCCCCTTGAAATTCTTGAGGGATAGCGGCGAACGCATCTGCATAGACTCCCTCTAACCTTGCCTGTTTTTGCTTTGCTGATTCGGGGTCAAAAAGACCGAAAGACATTTCACTGTACACATCTCTATCCGCAAGGAAATTGTTTGGCGCATCAAGGAAATTGTTGGCTTCTGCCGCCGCTTTCGCATCTCGACCTGCTTGTTGATAGTCTTTAACCATATCAAAGACTTCTGTTGCGGAGGCGGTATCTCCTACTAACGAAGTCGCCGTGTTGATGTTTTGAATATCGAGAAGTATTGCTCGCTCTTCCTTTAGAGCCTCGATTCTGTTTGTGTAAGACTTTAGTAGGGAATCGTCGTCTGTACCTGCTTTCAATTTTTGCAGTTCGGCAATTTCCGAAGTTACTGTCGCCACATCCGAAGCCATTGTAGCACTATCAACACCTTGATAAGCATCAGCCATTTCTTTGTATTGCTCGGCAGTGTAATTGATGGCCTGTCCAAATTCCTTCATCGAGTCTGCCGCATTATCCGCTTCGTCTGCGCCTGCGAACAACCATGCCGCAAGAGAACCAATAGCGACAACCGCAATTCCTATGCCTGTTTTTAGCAATGCGCTCTTTAGTCCCGCAAGAGAAAAGGAAAGTCTATTCACTCCAACGGCGGCACCGTTCATACCTGCCGCAAGACCGATAGATGATTTGGTCATAGCGAGCATTTGAATAGTGGAGGGAACCATAGCGATGTTCATTAAAATCATGCTCGCTCTTGCCGACCTTTCGCTATCACCAAAGGTACTGAATCCCATAGCCAATCCGCTCAATACTCCGGAGGTCTTCATCAGCATTCCCTGCAACCTCATACTTGCGGCGACCGTTGCCTTTTGTTTTGCTTCGATTTCGGAAAACCCTTGAGCAAAAATTTTCATTTTAGGAAGCATCTTCATAATTGCATCTTCGTCAAGACCGTAGGCTTGTGCAAGTTCCCTTGCCGCTACCGTCATGGCCTGTACTATTGCCTTGCTTTGCGTTTCTGTATTGGACTTCATTTCGGTGATTTGCTGTACTCGTTGCGCCGCCGCCGCAAGAATAACCTCGCCTTGCGTCTGTCCTTTGATTTCGGATTCTAAGGCGTTTGCCATAAGTATTCTTTTGCCTTCGTCTGCAATAATCCCAGCCATCACCATTTTTTGTTCTTTCAAATCGGCCACAAGAATGTCGTTTTGGAAGATTTCTCTTTGTGTTGATTCAGCAAGTTCGCCTTTCATAAAGATTAACTGTTGCATAATGACTCTTCGCCTTGCGTCGCTTTCCTCCATTCTTTTAGCGTTTATTTCATCGGCCATGTTTTGTGTTTTTTGTGTCATTCCTTTGTTTCTCAACACTTGGTCTATCTGTGTTATGCGCTTGAAGTGACCATCGTCAATCCTCTTCTGTGCCATTTCTTCAACGGTCATTAACTTCAAGTTGTCTTCCTGTCTTAGTCTTTCCTGTAAATTAAGTATGTGATTGCTTTGGTTTCTGCTAACTTCCCTGTTCTTTATGTCGAGAATGGCATTAGCCACATTCATTCTTTTCTTGTCGGCTTCCAATTGAGAAATTTCTGTTTGAAGGTTTCTTTCGGATAACTGTGCCTCTTTCAGTTCTTCGGAAGTTAATGCTCTTTTCATTTGTGCTTGTGCCGACATTAACTGTTGCTGTGAATTTTCTATACCAATCCTTGCTATGCTTAGGTTGGTCATTACGGACATTTTTGAAAGTTCCGAATCGAGCATGTCCAATGACATTTTTTGCATTCCCATTTGACTGCCGTATGCTCCGGCTCGAACTAACTGTTCGTTGTTAAGCGCACGAGCAATCTGCTGTTGTGTTCGCATTGAAACATTGAGGCTCATCATGTTCAATTGCGCTTCCACGATAGGAGCGTACAATTTTCCAATCTGTTGTGCGGTGAACATTCCGTCAATAATCGAAGCGAAGAATTTGTTGCTTTCGGCAAAGTCTGCAAAGGCAAAGTTAAGGTCTGCCTGTGCTTTTGTGGCTCGTATTACTGCTGGGGTAAAAACATTACCAACCGCCGCCTTTGCGTTAAACAGTCGGGATTCTTGAATTTTCAATTGGAACGAAACATCTTCCATCTTTTTGTTCAATTCACTTTGAGCAGTGTCAAGTTCTTTCGTTGCTTGTGTGTCAAGTCGAAGTACACGGGAATGGTTCTCAAACAATTTGATTGCACGAACATAGTGGTCGTTTCCAGCCATAGCCTGTGCAAGAGCCAATTTGTCAGCATCCTTGAGATTGCCGTAGCGCATAGAAACATCGTGCAGAATATCCTCCATGCTACGCAATTGACCGTTCGCTCCCTTTACCTCAATACCATATCGCTTGAGAACTTCTGCGTTGTTCCCTGTGTTGGCACCAAGACGGGCATACATCATCTTGAGCGCACGACCAGCCTTTCCTTGCTCTTCACCAGCCTCAATCAAAGTGGCGGACATAGCGGCCATGTATGAGGTCTTATCGCCAGCCAATTGACCCGAAGATGCGAACTGATTCATAACATGCGTAATCTGTGACATGGTTGCCGCAGAACGATTTTCGATTGTGTTCAATTGGTTGAGCATCCGAATGCTGTTTGCTCGGACTACATTTGCTTTTTGTTCCGAGGTCATTCGGTCAAAATTAGCCTTTTCCAAATCGCCGTACATGAAGCCCGTCTGCTGTTGAAGGGAAATCATTTTCTTCATGGCGTCTTCTGTTTCCATGCCACCAATCAAACCGAACTGCATACCGATTTCGGTGGCCGCAACAGTCGCTTTGCCACCACCAACAATGTCGGATAACTGCGCCATCTTAGCACCGGCGGCAAGGGCTTGGTCACCACTAAATGCGTATGATTCTCCAAGACTTACGATTGCTGTTGTCGCTGTATTAACATCTTGGAAGTTAGCGAACTTTTCAAATTCTAATCTTGCCTCGGCAATTTGTTGCGCCAGTGGGACTGTGCTGTCAACCGCCTTGTCCATTTGGTCGGAAAGCATCTGTACGCCTTCGGTGATACCCGAAAGACCGTCGAGCATTAGGCTTTGCAAGACTGTAATTTTGGCCTGTGCGTCGCCAATCAAACGGTTGGCTTGGAACGACCCGACAACATCGAAGAAAACACGAGAAGCACCGGCTCGCAAAACGAGCATAGTGACCATTGCAAAGAGTGCAACAATTGGTGAAAGGGAAAAAATAATCTGTCCAATCACTTTCTCCACCTTCACTCGCTATGCTTCGCTATGGGAACACCAAGTCCCCTTAACATGTTCAGCCCTTCACTGTCACTTAACAGTTCTCGCTGTCGTTGTCGTTGATTTCTGCGAGCGGCCATTGACTTTCCATCAGCCTTTGATTTCTTGGTGGCTTCTGCGATTTTGTCTTGCATTTCCATAGCCACAAGCAGGTCAATAGTCAGTAGGTCTTGACCGCCTTCGCAATCATACTTTTCCCATAAATCCGAGGGTAGCGTACCTTTGTACGCCATGCACAGCGTTGGTGCTACTCGGAAGAATTGTCCAAAGGGATTGCACCCTCCGGGTCGTCGCCACGGACAAAGCCAAGAATCATTCGTAGTTCTGCGCTTGTGAGGTTGTCAGCATCAAAATCTTTAGGGGAAATAATACTTATTGGAACCCATTCACGGATTTGCGACTCCATACCGGCACCTGCTGTTTCCAGTGCGTCAGCAAAGGTAGCCTGTTGTTCTTCTGTCCATTCGGTAGGGTCAGCACCGTAGTGCATATGGTCCCTAAAAACACTCGCTTGAATGTTCTCAATTCGCAATTTGGACATACCACCGGCTTGTCGCACAGTGATTGTCGTTCCATCATCAAGTTCAAAGTCTTTTGTTAGTACGGGCATCTTTTCTTCACTTCTCTTTCCTTTTAGGGGAATACTACACTATACCTTACTTCGCTATCAAGCGGAGTAAGCGGTGGAACGCTCGTTCTTAACAACGATGTCCATCATTTTGCTATCGTCACTACTGAAAAGTGCCACGAATGGCACACTGAATGTTTGGGTGTCACGACCGGACACATTTGCGTCGGGTGCTTCAAATCGAATCTTGTAAAAATTGAATGTCACAAGGTCTGCGGTTGACTCGTCGCCAAATTGAACCTTAAGTTCAACACCACTACCGGAAAACTCAACACCGTCTTCGGCAACGAGGTTGGGGTATGTAGGCTCGCTGGCTACGGTAGTGTTAAGAATGCGGTTGAACTCAATAGTTCCGGAAATCTCACGGCGTTGTGCTGGCGGAGCGCGAACATAAGTTCGGTCACCAAGACCACACGCTGAATCTCCGTCACGGTTTAGTGCAACATCAAAAGAGATTGACTTGACGGCATTGGATGCTGTCGTGTCACCATTGAAAAAGACCTTTGCGTCGGAGAAGTAAAGTGCTGGCTTTGAGTCGGGGAATGAAGGGGTTAATCCGCTAAGTGGACCCTGTGAGTCTTCTGCTTTGGCCATAAATGATGCACCAACAGTGGCGTACTCATTGATTGCGGCGTTCACGCTCATGGACTCAACCACTGCACCTGTGTAGTAGTGAATTTTTTCTTCACGGGCGACTGCCAATTCAAAGGAGTGACCTGTGCCTGCTTCTGTAAAAGTGTGGGTGTATGGTGTGCTTGCACCTGTCACGGTGTCGGTACCCATGAGGCCGAGCAAGACCATACCCATGAAATCGTCGTTAATCATAGCCATGTTAATGTCGCCTTCCGAGTATTCCTTTCCGGTGACGGACTTAGAAGAACCGTAGCGGCTCATGTCTTCACGGGTAAGCAAATCGTATGAGTGCTTGATGGTTTCATCGTCAATATCACCAAAAACATACGATGAAGATGCGGTTGTTCCGTATGTGTCTTCTTTTCCGATTGCAACATATCGGTTGTTCATGTCTTGGATAGCCATTAAAAATCACTCTCTCGATATGTTTTTCACCTGCGAGGTGTCTATTAAATGTTTCATCGGTGCCTCATGTTTATGCGGCGTTGATAAGTCAAGGTGAGCAAGTGAGTACATATTGTGACTTCATCATCTAACTTTGTTTGCAGTTCTATTTCGTACTCGAAAAGACTGTCGGTTGTTCCGTTTAGACCTGTTGTGGTGTAGAGTTCATCGAAAATTTCTCCGGCGATATTGAGAGATTGTCGGTACGCATCCTCGTAAGTCGTTCCTCGACTTGTAATGTAAATTAGTACATCGTACTGTTGGTCAATTCGACCGCCACCAAGAGCGGCAAATGTAGGGGATGAAAGACCACGCAACACTACATTGACAAACGGAGGCACCATCTTTGACAACATACCGTTTGAAATGTCGTACCCGTACTTGATTGAGCCGGAATCCAAGTGTGTTTTGAGGTATGTGCGCCTACTACTGCGTAGTGCCTGTACCACTGATAGTCCCATGCGAATCAATGTGTCTGTTGCAAAGTCGGAAGGAGCGAGTTCATCGGGAGCAAATGCTCCTGTATCAGTAGCATAAACGCTGGCCCACTTTACAGTCCCATCGGTATTTCCCCACCGGATAACCTTTCCAGCAGTGCTGGTCGCTCCAAGTGCCGACATTACCATTGATTGACCGTCGTCGTCTTCTGTAATTTCACGAATGTACAATTTTGCATTTCCGGAAGAATCTATGGTCAGTCGGAGAATAAGTGGTGTTGGGTTAGATTCTGTCATTGAAATGTCTAAGTCGTCGCTCATAACTGCTTGGTCGCCGACCAATTCAATTTTTTGACCGGAACTACGAACCTCGACCTTTCTGCTTCCGTTGTCTAATCGTAGCAAGACAGTACCATCTGTTGGAACAGAAGTGTATTGTATTGTCGCAAAAATAGTGTATTCGTCTGTCGTCGGAACTACTTTCCAGTAACCGGCATTTACTACCCAATAAGCATCTGTGTCTGTACCGCTACCGGATTCGGTAGTCCATGTTCCGTTGTTTGTTCCTACGGGACTTGTGGGGTCGTCACCGTTTAGTCGGTAATTCCAAAATTGGGATGTTGTTGCTATTGCCATATCAAAGCCTCTTTTTTAGTTCGTATTTCATTCGTGTTGGGAATCTTGCTTCAAACCTATCTTCTGCCACACTAAGGTAATCAATAGCAAGATAACCGTAAAAGTAAGCACCACCACCACGACCGTACCAAGCAGTATCGCTACCTTTGGGTCCGACTTGACGACCAAATTCCAAAGCACCGGGCGCATTCCATTCAAAATTACCTGCATCTCGACCTTCTTGTAAAGCCGCTCCTATGTTGTATGTTCCTCCGTTATCGTCGGGGTCAGTATGAACACCAAATCCTATCTCACCGTTTCGACCATCCGGTCCTTTGCTTCCAAAAATAGCGTTAAGTTCCACATCACCATTTTTTGATGTTACGCTTCTTTTGTAGGCAAGAGAGTTAGCGACTTCTCGTGCCTGTGGGTGCATACCCATAAATCCTCGAAGATGCTTGTATGCGTGGTCTTTTGCGGCACTAAGAGCATAACCGCTTGCGTACATCATAGCCTTTTCCACTGCTTCTTCAATTTCGTGAAACGCTCGGTTAAAAGAACGGTTGTCGATGTTGACACTCATTCCTTTTGCGGAGCGATTACGGATGTGAAACGCTGGCATTAGTCAACACTTCCTAAGTGAGCAAGTCGCTTGAGGTTATCAAATCCACGCTCACGAAGGTTGTTGCCTCGGATTGTTCCGTTGTTGCTTGATGTTTGAAAAACAGCCTCATCTTCAAAATAGTATGCGGCGGCAATATCTGCACAAATTTCACGGAGGATGTGAGCGAACTCTCCCTCTTGTACTGTGACGCCGGAAGCGTGGTCAAACGAAATACCTGTGCATCCGGTAAGGTCGTTGGTGGACTTTCCTGTCCATGAGAATGAATCACCGTCTATATTGCCGTTTCCAGCACTGCTAAAGGCCGCTCCGCTTGTTAGGGTCACTGTGGTAGCCCCAGCAGAAACAGTGCCGTTAAGGGTGGTTTCTGCGATTGATTTGCTTGGTACATCTCGACCGTAGTCACGGTAAATTTGGTCAATGTCGATGGTTGCCCTTCGGATTGCACTTGTGAGGCGACTCCCTGCCCTTGTTCGTTGGGTACTGTCAAGACCAAGACGAGAACCAACATCACTTGTTGAGCAGTAATACACCATCACATCATCCCCTGTACATCAACGCCAAGAGAGGCAAGCATGGCAAAGAAAGCGTATCGCAAGTATTTTGCCATAACTGAAAGTTCAAACACTGCTTGTTCAAGCAATTTGACTCTTTCATCCAAGTCTTCGACTTGTTGTTCAAGATTTTGACTCATTTTCAATCACCTCTTTCGCCTCTTTGAGTCGGGAAATAAGGTCGGCCTTTGTGCCATCAACATCAAGACCGTTTTCGTTTGCGAGTTCAATTAACTCGGCTTTCTTCATTTTCTTCATGGCGGACATTGATGGGAGGTCTTTTACAATTTCCTTAATATCTTCTGCCAAATCAATGATTTCATCCAGTGTAATTTCTCCGTCGGCCATCAATTTTTTGTACATTTTGTACCCAGCAAGTCCAAGACCCACTGCGATTGCGGCAAGTAGTATCATCATTTCAATATCCATTTCATTCACCTTTGTTGTATAGAACTTCTTTTACGGCTGATAGCGGAATGACGGTAAAGTGTCTGCTTTCGCCCACCCGATAAACCTTGTAGCCGTGGGGTGTTTCTTCAATGTTCACATTGGTGTAGCACCTTTCCGGCGGGTGATAAACAATTTTACCTTTTCTTTTGCTCATCCTTTTTCACCTTTTTCTTAAAAATACTGTTTGTCACAATTTGTTGCGCCATTATTTTTTCCACATATTTATCAAGCCATTTATTCATTTTTTCACCTCATAGTAGGAAAAGTCCAAGCCTTTGAAGGCCATCCAAAATCAAGTCTAATCGTAGAGCAAGTTCTACTTCGTTGGGACTTGGGTTGAACAGGACTGGTAGAATGGGTTGTATTGGCGCACCTTTGTCATCAATTGCGCCCGTTGGTGCGGCCCCTAAGAATCCAATTTGCTTCTGCCCCGTTGGGCTATTGTTCTCTCGCTTTAGTTCCAGCAACCGGTCATTATACGAAACCAATGCTGTGCTTAATGCACCGAAAGATATGTCAAATTGTCCTCCATCACGCTGACCAATAGACCACAAGGGACTGTCTATGGTGTTGCCGTCAACGGGGTTTGAGTTGTCGTTTTGAATGTGCAAGTGGCCGTACGCATTTATCCGAAGATTGCCTTCGTTTGCTTGTATTCGCACAGGAAAATTGCCGACCCCATCAACATGAAGCGTGTGTGCTGGCGCATTTGTCCCAACGCCGAGGCGGTTGTTTGCGTTGTCGTAGTGCAGGTTTGCATCGTCGGAGGCAAAAGCCGCACCGTCGCTGAATTGGATAGCACCGGCCACACCCGATGGCGTTCCTCCGCCCCCTCCGCCCCCACCGGATATTGTGGCCCAAGAGAGTACGCCAGCACCGTTGGTTTGTAGGACTTGACCGTTTGACCCATCAACTCTCGGTGCAGTACCGGGGAATGTTAGAATTTCTCTAATTACACCCCAACCATCTTGCACATCTTCCTCTCCACTACGGAAGAACAACGGCTCTTCATCAACAGAAGAAGAGTTGGTGGAAGAATTGGAAAATAACTGCCAAGCCCGATAATTGGCACTCCAACCTTTCATAGTCATAACTGAATCCCATTGGTTCGGTGAGCCTGTTATGTCGTCAGTAAAATCAAACGAAACAGACCTTACAGGGAAGTCGTTGGGGTGGACATCTCCATCATTCCTTGAATCACGAATCGCCAATTGGTTGATACCACCATTGCTTCTCCCGCTTTGGGTGCTTGGAACTCCACCCCCTCTCGCCCATTCCTTGACCTCGGTGAAGGTGACTTTCCTATTGGTGCCGTTAGCCCCGTCGTCTAAAAGAAGTAGGTCGGTATCACGAATCGCAGTGTTGGCAGGCAAGGCTGAAATGTCAATGTCGTTTCCATCGGCTCCCGCCGGACCCTGTGGACCCTGTGGGCCTTGTGGACCCGCAGGTCCGGTTGCACCTGCTGGTCCGGCTGGGCCTTGTGCGCCATCTGCACCATCTGCTCCGTCTGTACCATCTGCACCATCCGAGCCATCTGCTCCATCAGCACCGTCTGCGCCATCTGCTCCGTCTGTACCATCAGTCCCGTCTGTGCCATCGGTTCCGGCTGGACCCTGCGGCCCTGCTGGG